TTTTGATGCTTCAATAATCATTTTTGCCCGTCGGCATTCATTTTCTAAATCTTCAACTTTGCAGTTTTGTAGTGTGTTGATTGTTGCTAAATTTGCAGCCATTACTGTTTCTAATCTTTTCATTTATTTATGCCTTTTAATTTTGTGTGATTTAATGCAGTGATGCTGACCCCAATGGACACCGGCTTGAAAAGAGTAACACCAGAACACAGTCAACAAAGCCATAACTAAATACGGCTTTGTTTTTGTCCAGAATATATGCTCTTTGGTATCCATTCCGTAAATGGGCGGCGGTTGCCATTTAGCGGTTTTCATTATCAAGCCTTGGCGGGTATTTCATGCGCAAATCTTCAGGAAATTTAAAGCTGAAATTGTCCCAATCCCCTACAGGTCTAAAGTTTTTATAATCCATGTCAATCAATTCGGCATTAATAAAAACCTGTACAGCATCGCCATTCTGTGCGCGATTTATGTCAAACGGCAAAGCTGCGGATTGTTTGCGCTTATAACAATCTGCTTTTAAAAAAGATTCTCTAGCATCGTCATTATTTTCTGCTGTAAAAGATTCAATAATAGGGTTTGCTTCTGGATTATTTCCATAATCGGCAATATCAATGCCAAATAACCACATTAAATAAGCATTATCACCATAAGTCTCAACATCAAGTTTAAAAAGTTCTTGTAAACTTCTTAATGGAGAGCCATAAAACTCAACATGACAATTACATTCTGGGTTGGAATATCCAATGCCTTCGCCCATGAACGTTACTCCAATGCGTTTAAAAGCATCATCACCAAACTCGTTTACTAAATCCTGCCATTCTTTACTTGTCATTTGCTTATCCTTGGTGGGTATTTCATGCGTAAATCCTTGCGATTAGGGCAAGATTCAAAAATAGTAATCAAACTATTTGACTCTTCACTTTCGGACGGTACAAACCACGCATTATCAATGCCTTTTACCTCAAAAATATCCCCCGCTTTTGCTCTTTCTAAATCAAACGGCAAAGCGGCGGATTGTTTGCGGATTAATCTATCGCTATAACCTGATTCTATCAATCCTAAAATTTGACTATTGAATGAAAAATCATTTATTACATCACCTTCAAAATGGCAATATCCATAAATTAAAAACGCATTATCACCATACGCCTCAACATCAAGCCTAAAAAGCTCAGTTAAAGGCATCGACTCAATCTCTTCAAAATCTTCACAGGTAGCAACCTGAAAATTATCTTCAAAACTAAAACGGTTAGGCGGCACACGAATACATACCTGTTTATAAGCCTGTTCGCCAAACTCAATTACTAATTTATTCCATTCTATGCTTGTCATTTGTCGTCTAGCCCCTTATTCGGTTTATCCGCTTCGAGTTCTTTAATTTGCTCTTTTAATTGCTCATTTTCAGCAATCAATCCGTTAATTAAAACCATTGCTTTATATGACAATTGTCCAGACCTAACAACTGCTTTTGCTTCTTCAACCAATAAACTCATTTCATCATGCCCTTTTTTAGTTTCTGATTTGTGCGGAATCTTTCCAGAACCGCCGCAAACACCGCAAAGTGATGCAGGAATCTCATCGGGAATTTGCTCTGATAATCTCAAATATTTTGGAGAGCCTGAGCCTCCACATTCACGGCATACTTCATCCAGTAGGTTCACTTAATGCCCCCCTTCAATTCTTTAAATGTTGCAAAATGACTAACATCATCATCACCAATCTGCTCGCCTGTTTGTTTGTCGTAATCTGTTCTGACAAGCACATATTTTCCGGTATCTTCTTCTAATCCGTGCAAAATAAAAGTTTTGCTTACTCTGTCCGGTTTGTGTAAGGTTTTAATAAAAAAAGGCGATTTGTTTACTATCTGATAAATCCATCCACGTGATTTAAAATACTTTTCAATGTCGTCGTGTATTTTTTGCAATTTTGCGTTAAATTTTCGCACTTCTTTATTTTTAGCAATCTCTATTTTATGGCCTTCTAGTGCAATATCAGCAACCGTTCTAATTCCAGAAAAGCCATAAATATGGAGCATAACCCGACGGGCTTTGTAGCTCAGTTCTTCTTCTTTGCATTTGCTGTAGAATAACTCTGCTATTGTTTCGTTTAGCGGTGGCTCTATGCCTTCCTCTATGCTTTTGTCCTTTATTACTAAAGAGCGAACGCGAGCCGCTTCGAGATGTTCCCGAATAATGACCTGCTCAAAATAGGGCAGTCTTTTTATTTGTTGGATGATTTGTTGTAAGGTCATAACAGCCAAACCTTGCCGCATTTGTGACATTTAAACCCTGTTGGTAATTTAATGCCATGCCCTAAATCTGCAAAGAACATCTTTTCGTCGTGATTGCAGAACATTTGTTTTATTATTTTTTTCATTTTGAACTCCTAACGGCTATGGTTGGATAGCCGTTGTTGTGTGTTTATTACTTAGACAAATTAACCCCACGCTCAATAAGCATGGTCATTAAAACTTGTGCTTTTCCAGTTCCAGTTTTGCACTGTCTTTTTATTGAATTAACACCAACAAAGCTTTCTTTTTTAAAAAACTCTTTTGTATTAATTGATTGTATTAGCTGTTCAAGCTGAGTATTTTTGATTGATTTCTTTACTTCAAAATACTCCTTTATCTCTTCAATATCACCGCCATTTAATCTAAACCATTCCTTGTCGATATTCTTTCCAGAAAACAATGATTGCAAGTGCTTTTCATCTTGCATAGTGCCAATGAATTTATGAAGCAATTTAGCACTGGGGCAACCGGTTTTTAATTGGCTTAATCTCTTTTCAGGATTGCCAGAAAAGCCTATTTTGATATGTCCTTGTTCGTTCTCAATGAGATAAACAAACGTATCTTGTGGCGGGTTTTTTACGGGTTTGAATTGGGGTTTTGGTTGGTTTTGTTCTGATGAACATACAAGCAATAAAGCTTGTTGTTTTTGATTGTCACTTAAAGAAGTGCTTAGAATTAAGGCGATAGCCTGTTCAATTTTGTTCATAATTTCCTCGGTTAGAAATTGTCGGTATGAGTTGGAAACGTGACAGGCAATTACCGATAATTGCTTTTCCCCCGCTAAGAGTATTCACGTTTTGAGGCTACATTATACCAGAAAATACAAAATTATGTATTTTTTATTAAGCCAATATCATCAATAATGCTTTCTTTTTTCAAAGTATCAACCAATTCATAAGCTGTATTTTGTGAGCATTTTGTATTAATACTTCTCAAATATGCCATTGCATTTCTGCCATTGCATTTTTTAAATGATTGGTAAAAATTCCCATTCAGTACATTTTCTTTCAGCTTATCATAAGCGAACGCTACAGAATCGCGGCTTTCAGCGTTTAATACAGTTTTTGTATTCTGTATTTTTGTATCGCTGGGAGTACAAACGGTTGTATTTTTTACAATAGGCTTTTGAATCTGATGGTTTGTATCTTGTACTTTCTTCTCAACCTTCGGCAAACTATCCGTATCAATAAAACCCATAAACGGCTTTCTAGGCTCAGACCGATTATCCAAAAACCTTTCATCCAATTCATAATCCTCAGCACTTGGTTTAGCCATTGTTATCTCTTTACCTTTTGCAATAATTTCATTTAAACGATTATCCAGATTAGCAGCCGCTTGTTTTATTTGTGCGGTTATCGGGTCAGGGCGGGGCGGTTGTGAATAGCCTTGTTGTGCTGCTATCGCATCAGCCGCTTTTAACTGCCTTTTAATTGCTGTTTTGTACTCGTCGGCAAAGAAAAAACCAGTCAAAAAGCTAATACTCATTGCAATAAACGAACCGATAAACCTTAACCATGCCTGGGCATCTTCGGCACGTTCTTTCGCTCCAAAAATAATCCTGGCTACTTGCTGAAAGTGGGGGTTAGTTTTCATCCATCCCGACTCTGTTGATTCAGAGATTGTTTCCTTGGCCTCGTCTAACGATTTAACATAATCGCGTTGTGCATCAATTTTCATTTTAATCGCATCTTCTCCAGCCAGGGCTTTACTTTTGCAGCCAGTGCCGTTCATGTCTTTAGCCTTTTCACGCCATGAAAGCTTGCACTGTACTTTTGCTCTCTCCATTCGCTCTAAATCGGCAGCCGCTTTGTTTACGTCAAACTTACCAACTGCCAGAATATCTACCTTTTTTTGTACTATTTCTCTTTTCAAATCTTCCATTTTTTGAGCATCAGAATTGACAGCATAGCCGTTGTCAATCATAGATAACGAGCCTAAAAAGTTATTCCAACAATAGAAGAACAACAACACGCTAAACGACAACATAAAATAACCACGCGCCCGGCCATGAACTATATGCTCATTGCCAACACTGATAATTACACCACCGATTAACGCCATTGGTGCTGTAATCGCACACAATAACAGCCGTTCTGGCAGTGTTGCGGCTAGTGACCAACTAAACATCACTTCAGCAACCGCAATGGCACAGGTAATCATTAAACCTAAAAATAATCCGATTTTTTTCATGGCATCACTCCGGTTGCAAACAGACAGAAACTAAATGATTGCGCCGGGTCTCTTTTAACAAGGCTTTATCAAAAGCATCATTGATATTTTTTGCCGTGATGACTACTTTTAGCGGTTTGCCGTGATCGTTGAATAAAGCAATGTAATTTCTCATCTCATCACCGAAATTAAAAAAGATTGCAATTTGCCAATGAAATTAAAAATATCACCAACTGACAAAAGGATTATGACCATTGCCACATATCCTATGTAATATGTTATTTTTTCGAGTATCATATCTTTAGACCTCTGTTCAGGTTTAGCCACATTGCAAGCGTTTCGGGCTTTGCAGTGTGGTGTTTATTTAAATTGGCTTACATTCGCCACTATCGTTGTAACAAGTTTGCAATCCTAACGCCTGTGACGCGCTCATTTTGTTCTGCGGTATTGTGTGAGTTTCAACAGCATTATCTCTTGATAACACAATTACCGACACCATTGCGATAAATGCAATAAATAATAAAAGCATATCTTTTTTCATTTAATCCCCCAGCTCACACGAATATGAACGGTAATAACCATTATTAACAGCGGTTTGACCATTGGCAATACAAGCCTCAAGACTGGCTTGCTCAAAATAGCTAACAGCACCGTCGAATCCAACAAGCCGCAAAACTACAGCTAAAAATAATAGTTTTTTCATCTTTTTACTCCGATACAAATAGCCATTTTTACAGCTCCAAACTCCTCAAATCCGGTATATGCCTCGACGTGATCTTGTTCCTTCATCAGCAAAACCGCAGGACTGACAATATCACCACCAAAACAGATTCTTTCTGCTAATAAAAAATTGGTGTTTTCTTTTATTTCTGCAATTGTTTTAAATCCGTCGATAGATTCAACCAGTATTTTTTTAACTGTTAATCCGTGCGGGTTTATTGCCTCTTCAATCACGCCGGGCATTAAAAAAGTATCAATCCCTTGACCGTTGTTGTATCTGTCAAACACGGTTGATTCAATATCAACACCAAAAACATTGGCCGCTTTTTTTACAGCTCTAAATACGCAATCGTTCATTCCATCACCAGCCAAGCAATACCTACGATTGCAATAATAAAAATAACCAAAGCTTCAATATCAAGCGTTACGACCTGAATCTTTTCCAACCTGTTCATCATTTTCCCCATTCTTTTTAAAAACCGCTAACATTAAAACCGATTCAAATAAAAAAGGTTGTTGTTTATGCCAGCGGATTAGTTTTTGTTTTTGCTGTCCGCTTAACCTTGCAAGTTCTGCAAGGCTATCTAGACCAGCGTTTTTGCATTGTTCAAACGGTCTCATTTTGCCGTTGCGTGAGTGGCTTTTATTCTACAAATCACAGCATTAATTTCTGTAATCATTTGATTGTAGCTAACAGTTTTTACAAAAAATTGGCGACTTGATTTAACGCCGCGATCATTTATAAAGGTTTTTCTGTATCCCTGTTTTTTATACCGAGTCATGATTTTAATTCCAAGTTATTTTTTCAACAACAACACCCCTTTTTATTGCATTGCGATTTACAGACTCACTGCGCCAATGACCACGCAAAACTACGCGGTTAAAATAACCGTCTTTTTTGCCAATAACAGTGGTGGTTCTGGTCATGATTGCTATCCTAAAAGCCCTGCGACTGCGGGAATGGGTGAACTTGGTTTACCAGTTAAGGCTTACTACTCTAAAACCCAAAGCATTATATTTTTCGTGAAATTCTTCCCATACTGCCAAGACTGAAAAGCTTCTAAAAACTTCATTCCCGTCTTTATCAATAATTTTCATGATGCTATCCTCTTCTTTTTAATTTTAATTATCCTGTCTCTCTCAGACCGTGATTCATTATCTTATAAACGGTATTATAATAATACCGCCTGATTGGTTTAGAGAGGCTAAACTAATAGTTTATAATCAATCCAGTCTATTTAAGGGCAGATAAAAGCGCGTTTTGTATTGTTTGTCTTTTTTCTAAAACGTCAATAATCGCGGTATCAACTGTATCTGATGCAATAATCCGGTGGATTATCATTATTACAGATTAAAATAAATCTGTTTGCATCCAACTAAATAATAATGACTTATTGTCTATTGCTATTTTCTTTTCTCTATCTATTTTTTCTTGTTTTTCCCTTTTTTGCCTATTTTTTCCTGCAATTGACATTTTTTCTTTTACATCTTTATTGGATAAAGCTAATTTTAAAGCTATTGAAATCTTTTCTTTATAGCCTTCTTTAGATTGTGCTTTTTTTATTGAATCTGATAATCTTTTTCTCACCTCTGGTCTAGCATGTGATTTTTTCATAGCTTCTGAAACTTTTTCTTTATATCCCTCTTTTTCCCGAGATAACTTAACCCCATCTGATATTTTTTTTCTTATTAAAGGGTCTGATAATGCTTTTTTAGATGCTTCTGATTTTTTTATTAATACTTCTGGTCTATTCTGGCATTCTTTTTGTCTAATTGATTGCGCTTTTCTATTTTCTTCTTTTTTAAAATAATCAGTAGTTTTCTTAGATGCCAAAGCTTTTCTTTCAGGGTCATTATGAATTAATTTTTGGCGTATTGAGTGAGCATCCCTGTATTCTTTTTTAGACCTAGTAGCTATCATTTTTTGTATTGTTTCCTGCGAATGAGAAACCCCATTTCCTCCACCTTTTAAATTATATCCATTGGGCGAAAATGTTTTTAAATCATTTATTAGCTTAATTTCCCAATAATTAGCTTCTTCAAGATTTAGATTTTCTTTTAAAATCTCATGCTTGAAATTATCCCATCCATATTTTTTTATGGCATTCTGAAAGCTTCTGCATTCAACACGTGAATGATTCCTATGCTCTGATTCTCTACGTTTATAATTATTAGTTTGCCCGATATAGGCTTTACCGCTTGGTGATGTGTGTTTATAAACACAATAGATTTGTTCTGACATTTGATAAACTCCAGTTAAGTTTATAAGCAGTATTGAATAAGTGGTCAATCCTTACTGAAGGGATTTTCAGCCGCTAAGCCTAGACCACAAAATCATTATATCATTATTTTAATGATTTCAATAGAGCTGTCTGTATGTTTTCACGCCGCTCTACTACTGCAATTATTGAACTATCAACCGTATCTTTACAAATAATTCTATGAATTATTGTTGTTTTGGTTTTTCCTTGTCTATCAATTCGCGCATTGCCCTGTAAATACAGCTCACATGAATGAGTAAGCCCATACCATACAATTACGTTACCGCCATACTGTAGTGATAGCCCGTGTCCAGCACTCATGGGGTGGGCAATTAACAGCCTGATTTTGCCGTTATTCCAATTCTCAATCGCTCCTGGTTCTGATACGTTCACAGATTCAGGAAAGGCTTTTTTTATCGCCTCAGCATCTCGTTTGAATTTATAAAACAGCAGTGCATTACTACCCGCCTCGCTCATTATTTCTTCAAGCGCGTCCAGTTTTGCGGTGTGAATCTGGATAGTCTCAGTTTCAGAGTAGGCGAAACCTTGTGCTATTTGCTGTAGTTTCCCAACCAAAACAGCAGCATTAGCTGGATTGACTTGAATGCCTTGTATCTCTGCAATCATGTCTTTTTTAAGCTTGTCGTAAGCCTTACGCGCCGATTGTGGCAACTCAACTAAAACATTGTTAAAAATAACTGGTGATAATCAGCAGCAGACATGCTTAAGCAAATATCCTTTATTTTGTTCTGTATCTCAATTTCTGAACCGGGCTTAATCGTGTGGTTATATCCCATGTAATCAGGGGTAAAATAGTGCTGCTTAAACTGATAAAAAGATTTTCCTAGTCTTTCGCCTTTATCAATTAAAAACAGTTGACTCCAAAGCTCTAAAAGTGAGTTAGGGCAGGGCGTTCCAGTCAATCCTATGACGTATTTAAACCTTGGCAATGTCTTTTTTAATTCTTTCCAGCGTTTAGATGATGAGTTTTTAAATTGCGATAGTTCGTCAATCACCAGGCAATCGTAATCAAAGCCGCTTTTGCCAAGATAACCGACTAGCCACGGAATATTGTCAACGTTGATTATGTGGATCGGTTTATCAGATTTAAGCGCGTGTTCTCGATTTGCTACAGCTCCTAAAATCTTGCTGATTTGCAAGTGCTGTAAGTGTTCCCAATTTAAAGCCTCGCTGTCCCAAGTGTGCCAAGCCACTCTAAGCGGGGCTAAAATAAGAACCTTTTTAATTTTGTTAGTGGTTAGCAGGTGGTTTACGGCGGTTAGTGTGCTTACAGTTTTTCCCATGCCCATGTCTATAAATCCGCAAACCTTTCTGCGCTCTAAAATAAATCGAATAAACCGCTTTTGGTAGCCGTGCAGGTTTTTAAGGGTTAGCATTTAACTTGCTCCAATATCTTTTATTAAACCGATTTAATTGCTTTTCTGTTAGTCGCACTTGCTCCCATCTATCTGTTCTATCACTAATAATAGTTCGTTCAAATTGGCAAAACATTAGCCATGAATTTATTCTATGTTCAGTATCAAAAGCAGGATGCAATTTTCCTTTTTTAAAATCAGGAAGAGGATTAAATGGGTTTATGTCATAACTATCTTGTGCAAATGGGTAATAATCCCAATCAGTCATGCAATAAACATCTCCTATAGGCATTGTTATAGTTTCGTTTTTATTATCAAGTGATTTTAAAATAGCAACATTTTCAGAGATTGATATAATTTTAAAAAGAGTTTCTAAATACATTTTTTTATCTCAAAAATAAACCCGCTTTGATGCTATCGCGGCGGGTTGGGTGGTTAGTTTAAAATAAGTTTTGCTTTGTCGTCTAAATGCTCAGGCTCTAAGTCTGAAAAATCATAATCAGGATAAGCCATTTGAAAAGCCTTAATTGGGTAAAGGTTCATATATGCAAAACGTGGACTTGGTACTTTTTTAACTTCTAATCCTAACCCTTTGGTCATGGTTTTTAACACAGACCAATTAAAAACTTTTTCATTTACTTCAAGATAAGCAGCCGCGCGAATTATGGAGACATAGCCAAACTCATTATCTATGAGTGTGTTTAGTTTTTTGTTTTCAATCTCTAATCTTTCTCTTTCCTGTTCTTTGATGATAAGTTGTTGCAATGCCTCAATGTAGGTTTGTGGTAATTGTGCATTTTTAGTCTTTTCTAGTTCTTGCCAACGGTCAATAATAGCAAGACGATATTTGACAGAATACCCTGCAATAACTAAATCACATTCCCGCCGGGGAAGATTAAAACATGGGAGTTGTTTATTTTGGGATGATAAATAGGTGTGGGAAAATTTCCCCTCTCCTATTTCTGCTTCTGCAAGTATCCGGCGGATGTCTTTTAAAACATCGTTATGAGGCTTGCCTGTTAATTCAGCAATCTCTAAACTGGACATTGTGTTTTCTGAACTATTAAATACTACTAACATTTTCTTTCTCGCATAAAAAAACCCTGATATGACAGGACGAGTGCCATAGAGCAGGGTTTAGTAATTATTTAAAGCTATCCGCCATTTCGCGTAACAATCTTTTAGTTCTGATTGTTGCCTTATGGGATGCCAATTCTTTTTCTTTCTGTTCTTTTGCTTCTCTTTGTTTTTTGCGCTGTGCAATAGCAATCTTTCTTTGTCTTTCCTTTGCCTCGATGGTTGATTGTGCTATTTTATTGGCTTGAGAAATTTTGTTTCTATGATTTTTACTTTTATTTGAAGCGGAAATGGACATCTTCAATCTAGTTTCATCTGAAAATGGTCGCAAGTTTCTATGATTACTTAAATCATCCCATTTTAAGCCAAAAACTCCTTCACCGCCTTTTGTAAGGTTATATCCGCTTGGCTTGAATGTATTAAATTTTTCAATAGCTTCTTGTTCTGCCAGACAGAGCAACTCCCAATCGTTACATTCTGCTAAAACATTGATAATTATATTTTCTTTGCCGTATTTGTGGATAGCTAGTTGGCAAGGGTTTTTGTTTTTAGATTTGCAGCAATGCTGATTAAATCTTTCTTGAGCTGTTTTTGATGTTATTCCAATATAGCTTTTGCCGTTTGGAAAATCTAACTTGTATAATTGCATTTTGATGACCTATTGAACGGTAGGTTATTGAACAAAGGATTATGTGGTCAATGGGTGTTCAAGCCATTTTCAGCCGCTAAGCCTAGACCACAAAATAATTATATCATTATTTCAAAACCTCACCAATTAAAATATCCACACCATCACGCGAGTCCACGACCCAAACTTTAGCCCCCGCTGAATAGATTTTAAAATGTTCAGCGGATTGTTTTTCGGTTGGTAGTTTGCCAGTGGCTTTAAACTCAATAAACTGCGTTATGCCGTTATGTATCAGCAATCTGTCTGGCACACTGCGAACCGCTGGGCTACTGAATTTATATTGGAGTAGCCCGTGTTTTTTGCATTGTGCTGTAAAATATCTTTCTATGTCGCGCTCTAACACTCCATAATCCTCAAAACTTCATTCTCAAACATCGCCACACGGCTTAACAGAAAATCCGCATCAGGTTGGTATAATTCAAATTTGTGAGCAACCAGCGAGGGAATCTTGATATCTTTGCAGCGCGGGTCATAGCTTACGAACCAAAACGCTGTTAAACCAGTTGCTAACATTTGACAAACACCCTGCCAATAGTAAGCTGAGTGCATTTTTTTAAAACTTTCGCGGTCAGTTAGTTTTTTACAGTTTCTAAAATGCACTTTTCTATCGAACGGGCATTTTATGTCAAGTGCGGCAATGTGATACCCGGCAATGGACAGCACCGCATCAGGTGTGGCCCATTGGTGCGGATAATCTAAAAGTTGAAAGCTTTTTTGCTCATCATTTACGAATAAAAAATCATAGTCGGGATATTCAGCTTTTAACGCCTCAATTGCCTCAGCTTCGTATTTTTTTCCCCATCGTGTAGCGGGGGAATCGAATCCAACGTCCGACTCTTCACAAAATCCAGTGAGCCTTTCAAGTGCGATTGTTTCAGCAAGTTCTAACGCTCCTTCTGGTAGAGAGTCGTTATTGATTGCGTCAATCTTTTTTAGTGTTGCTTCCGCTGCCCGGTATGCAGTAATTGCACTTGCTTTTTTTAATTCGGCTTCAATTGTTTCGCTTGGTGTATTTTCTGCCAAATAATTAAAAACGCCTTTTCTGTCCAGTTCTGATTCGATTATTGCTAATTCTTTTTTTAAATCTGGCAATTGGTTATAGTCAGGCTGATAAGTGCAAATCGCGTGGATTTTACTAGCACCTACACCACCGGAACGCTTACGAGCGAACTCAACTTGTTCGCTGTTTTGTGTTGGCTCGTCAAAATCAACATCCCAATCAATTAATTCTGTCATTTTTTACCCCTGAATATTTGCCAATTTGAATACTGATACGTTTTTTTATGATTCCACTGCCAACCAGTCAAAACCACCTTTAAAACAGTTTTATTGAGTTCGTAAATACCAGACTCAATGCCTTCGATTATCTTTCCTTTTAGCACTTTTGCCGCGTAGTAGCGGTGATATTGTTCGCCTGTTTGGGGATTGCGCTCTAAAAAATAAACACATTCCTGAACGCTGAAAGGGTGGCGTATCTCGCCTGTTTTTTCATCTAAAATTTCAATCTCAGGATCGAAAACTTTCCCTTCTGCTACTCTTTCAACGACTGCTATAAATGAGTGACCAACCGCCAATCTTTCAACCGGGACAAATTCATGACCGTCTGCTATTAGTGATATTTCCATAGCTTTTTCCTCTTAAAATTGCGCTTCCCTGCGCTGTGGAAATCCTAATTATCTAACCAAGGCGGCATTTCTTCTGATTCATCTTCGCTGAAATCTTCCAGTTGTGAATCTTCAAAATCATCAAAATCTGAATCGGCAGCTACACTACCACCACCGCCAAACCGTTCACCGTCTTTTGCAAACATTACACTGACAATAGTAGCGCATACCCGGCCTGCTATTTCTTTCGCAGGGTTGGCTTTCAGCACATAAATATCAATAATCGCGTTTACATAACACCCGGCATAAATCTCATTATCCGTTGCTGGTAAAACCTGCCCTTTGATTTTTTTAACAACCGCAGGAGCGTTCTGTTTTTCTTGTCGTGCCGCTTTCAGGATAAAAGTATTTTCAGACCCGCGATAAATCTGGCCATCCTTGTTTATGTTTTCGTTACCGTCTGACAAAGGGCAGTTAGTTCCGCCAATAATATCAGCGGGTTTTCTGACTTCGGATCGGCTTAAATCGCTGATGAGTTTTTTCAGCTCTTCCAATCCTTCATCGCCAACGGGAATATGAAAAGAAGCTGTATAACGTGCATTGCCTTTGCTACCTTCCTGTTTTGATGGTACAAACAAATTAGGAAACGCGCCTAATCTACATCCTGCAATTTTTAATCTGTAATTGTGATTTTTTGCGTCTAAAGTTTCGATTTTAACAGTCATTTTGTTTACCTTTTTTGCTTAATTTTGCCATGATTAAATAGGCTCACGGCTTTAGCCTTTAACTGGCATTGCTTGATTAATTGCTTTACGCATTTCAAACAGTGCATTTTCGTCAGTCATTGCCCTGATTTTGTCGAGTGCTTTACCTTCCATTTTGGGGCAGTGAGTTTTAACAATCTCAGAGGCTTTTTTATCACCGCCGGGCGTTGAGATTAGTTTTTTCAGTAAATCCCAAACTAGCCGCTGTTCTTCTTCAATGCCTAGACAAATTGATTCTGTCTCTATGACAGGTGTTGCTACTAATTTAGCCGCTATCGCTAAATTATGACAAATTTCATGGATTCCCACTGTGTACTGTGTTAAAAAATCCAGTCTGTCATTGATTTGCTTTGATACAGTTGTAAGCTGTTCAATCTCTTTTGCTACCAGTTCAGCAGCTCCAATGATTTGTGCTACTTCTGGGTTTATGTCTGCTAGGCTCACTTATAATCTCCAAAAACTTTTGCCAATTGCGCATTAAGTTTTTTATCTCGCAATGCGATAAGCTCCATTTCTGGGCAGTTTAAAATTCGCTCTAAATAAGGTGGCGTACATGAATGAAAATTCATATCTTCCCTAACCCCGTTTTGCGGTTCAGCGGGTTGATAGTCAAAGACTATTTCAACCGTTAAAATAATTTTGTATTGTTTCATAGTGTTTGTCCTGTTTTAATTATAACGTTAGCCACTATAGGCAATTGGTAACTATCACTTTATAGTATGTCGGGCTGGCGATATGTCGCATAATCCTATTATCAATCTAAAAATCCCTTATCCTGCCTTTTTCAGCATCACTTCTCAAAATCCTAGCTTTTCTTTGCTGTAGCTCCATTGGTTGAAAATTTTACTTTAAGTATTTTATAAAATCAAGTAAAATCTTTTACACAGTAACTTATAGAGAATACATTCAATGAAAACTAATCAACAAATGCTAGTAAAAATAGGCTCTCACGCTTTGCCGATTGAACATAAAACCATGATTGGCTCTCTGACTGATGTATGGAAAATTGGCAATAGTTACAGAATATCAAACGGATTAAATCCTTTAGACCTTAATAACTTTTTAAGAAGCCCGGAAACTCTGGAGTTTATCAGGGCAATTGAGTCTGACCTAGGTATAGCAAGTAAATGTGTGGAATCCACACATTTAAAAAATGGAGTTGTTCCCACTATTAAAAGTACATTGATTAAAACCAAGCGAGGAAAAGGCGGCGGCACATGGGCGCACCTTTACATTTTACTAGATGCTGCTGGAAGACTGGACGCGAAATTTAGACTTGAAATGTATAAGACATTTATTGAGTCAAAAATTTTACAGTGGCGGGATGATGGCGGTGATTTATTTATTGGGTTAAATGCTGCTATTGATGCCTATTTAACAATTGCAGACTATGACAAAGTGCAAGCTTATATTGATTGTGCAATTGCGCTGAAAGTTAAAATTAAACCCGATGGAAACAACTGGAATACAGCTAACTATTTGCAACTTAAGCAACGTGCTGATTATGAGCAACAGCTTATTAATTTACTTCGATTGCGTGTGGTTACTGATTTTAATCATTTATTACAGTTAATCGAAAAAATATGACCATTGGTGGTATCAAATGTTTGAAATAACCTATTTACCACTAATCAATGCACCGTCATCATTTAGACGCATGACGTTGGATGATGCTATCAACGAGATAAAAACAGGAAAACACAACGGCAAAGTGGATGCTGCCAGAATGGAATTTTTAGAGAATGGGAAATCTATCGAGTACAGGCAGTTAAAAGACAATTTACCATCGTACATATTCGCTGGCACGTTCAATAAGAAAGTTAGTAATGATTCTTTATTGGTAGCCAGTGGGATATTTAACATTGATATTGATGGGTTAGGCTACCAAGGCGCGAAAGAGTGCCGGGCTTTTTTGTCGGCTATTCCGCAGTGTGTTTTTGCTTTTTTGTCACCAAGTGCCGACGGAGTAAAGGCGGGAATCAGGATTGGAACTGTAAAAAACGACTTTGAATATAAGCAATATTTTGAGCCTGTCCAAGCATTGCTTGGCAATTACACAAACGACCCAAGCATTAAAGATATTCGACGCGCGTGCTTTGTTAGCACTGATGCAGACGTTTATTACAATCCTGATGCAGAACCGCTTTTAATCGCTCTCAGTGAGCCTAAGCCTAAAGATGTGAGTGTTTATGTCAAGCCAGAAAATCAAGCGAATGATGACGTTTTAAAAGCACTGGATTATTTAAGTAGTGATGAGTATCAAGATTGGATTGATTACGGTCAGGCATTGAAAGCCGGGGGCTATGATTTTGAAGTGTTTGCCAGCTGGTCAAGTAAGCATAAAGACTATGACCGGGAACTGGCTTTAAAAAAATGGGGGTCGTTTAATGCGAGTTCTATCACCTGCAAAACCATCGTTTATAGGGCGATAAAACAGGGTTTTGTGCCGTCTAGTCATGAGATTAATTATGATGATTTTCCTGATAGTGAAGAGCCAGCGGCGGCAATAAGTGGGGATGTTATCTCAGAAGATGATGAGTTTTGGATAAAAATCAATCAGGCAATAGCCGAACTTAACCGCAATCATCACTTAATCACGCAAGGCGGGAAAACTTTTATTTTACGCACAACTATTAATTTTCAAGGCGAAGAGGAAATAGCTTATTTGCACAAGAACGCATTTTTAGACTGTTATGCAAATATTCATTTACAGGTCGGTATTGATTCAAAAGACAAGCCAAAATTCGAGACGCTTGGAAATTTGTGGTTTAAATCGCCGCGTCGGTGTCAATATCTTAACGGTGTTTTTTTCCAACCTGCTAAAAACGGCATCCCTGAACTACCTCATTGCTTAAACCTGTGGCGCGGCTTTGCTTATCCTGCTATGCAATCAACCGATAAAGTCATTATTGAGCAAGTTGATCTAATTAGAGATTTGTTCTTAAACGTGATTTGTGACGGAGTGGCGGATTATTTCCTATATTTTATTAAATGGATAGCGTGGGGCTTTCAAAATCCTGAAAAACAGGCAGGGGTAGCTGTAGTTATGCGTGGGGAGAAGGGCATAGGAAAAGGTACAGTAGGAAAACTGTTGTTAAGGTTGTGGGGCTGTCATGCCATGCAGGTAAGCAGTGCCAAACATTTGACCGGGAATTTTAACGCCCATTTAGCCAATAAAACTTTTATCTTTGCAGACGAGGCTTTTTTTGCGGGTAGTAATGAACAGGCTAACGTTTTAAAAGGGATTGTTACAGAGGATTTTTTTACGGTTGAAAAAAAGGGCATAGATGCTCAATCAGAGGTAAACAGATTAAAAATACTCATGAGCAGTAATAATGATTTTGTCGTTCCAAGCGGAAAAGATGAAAGACGGTGGTTTGTTTTAGATGTGCCAAGCACGAAAAAGGGGGATTGGGATTATTGGGATAGGCTTAACAAGGCAATTGCGGACAAAGACGTTTTAAAAGCGTTTATGTACGATTTGCAAAATATGGACTTATCAGAGTTTAGGATAACGGCATACCCTGAAACATCAGGCAACCAGGTTCAGCGATTTCACTCACTCTGTCCAGTCGGCCAATATTTTGCCGATTGTTTGCAACGTGGTTATCTTTATGAGACGTTTGGCAATATTGGCACTGATACCTGGGAAGGGGATTTATCGCCAAGGGTTAGCACTGCCCTTGTCCATGCGGGTTTTTTGCAGTGGGCTAAGGAGCATGGCAAGAATGGTTGGGATAAGTTAAGTCAACACTCAGTTACTCAGTATTTTACTAAGATGAAATTTGAATCTGATAAAAGCCGAAGTGTTGTTGTTCTGAAGGATAATGAAAAAACAATATCATCATCACCCACTAGGCACTTAACCTTTTTGAGTTTAAAAGAAACTGCGGCTATTTTTTGTGATGCTGAAAAAATTCATGCAAATTCTTTTTTGATTGACTGCGACAATTCAGAAAATCTTGAAGATTTTTCTGATAATTAAAACCGGTACAAAGACCGGTACAGAGTGGAACAAAGCGGTACAAGTGGGACAAAAAATGTACCACTTATAAAAAAGTGGGACAAAAGTGGTACGTTCCAAGTTATTGATTATAAAAGTATGTACCACTTGTCCCACTTGTACCACTTATTTATATTATGTATATATAAATATAAATAACGGCTATTATCTGTATATTGTAGTTTTTTTATACAATGTAATTATGATTAATACTAGAAAATAACGCTTTTTTTATCTTATAAAGAAGTTTGCTAAATAAGTGGTACAAGTGGGACAAGGGTATTTTTAGGTGAGGTGCTATACCCGTATAACCAATGTTTTTTTAAAATGAATGGAGAAAATACAATGAAACCGAAAAGAATAAATATTGCAGTTATCCCGGCTAACGAAGGGTTTAAACCCATTTATGCTGAAGATGATGGAGGTTATTTTTTAGGGATAACGCCTGTTTTAGCATGGCGAATATCCACATACGAAAGGCAAGATGAATCCAATGAATTGTTTGAATTTGTCGAAGGAATTACAATAGATGGCGTGATTAGCAACGTTGCTGGATATGTAAATCCTGACGGGTCAGTAAGTATTTGTTGTGACAGGGACTTTAAAACAATTGAGGAATTTTCAAAAGCGCATAAAATAACAATCGAATAATAACCACCACCAAGCGCAAGGACGCGCAAAAATAAACCACGACAACTACATTTATCTGCTATAATTATCAACAGTAAATTTTGAACAGCCGGGGGGCTTCTTTTCAAAGTTTGCTCAAAACAAACCTAGACCGCTTTACTGCTACCAGCCCCCCATTCTGTAGCGGTTTAGCGGTTTTTTTATGTAAATAGGCAAGTAAAATGACAAACACACAATTAACAATTGCAGAAATCAAACTGCCCGAAGAGCTGATTTTTCAATCAATGACCAACGTTGGTTATGATTATTTTGTACAGCAACAGGTAACGCCGTTCATTGTCGAGCGCAAATCATTAGTTAGCGATTTAAAAACCGCGACCGGACGCGCTAAAACAATCAAAGTAGCATCAGAAGTAACCAAGCAAAAAACAGCAATGACTAAAGCAGTTATTGCGTTTGCAAAAGATTTGGAAACCAAGCCGAAAGAAATCCGGGCTAACATGAAAAAGCTTGAAGAATTGCTAGATACCGCCGCCGCTGAAATTCGCCAGCCTGTAACTGACTTTGAAGAACCAAGAAAGGCAGGTATTGAGCAGTTAAAAAGCTCAGTTGTTTTTGATGGCTTTAAACCAACATCAGCACAGGTGCAAGAACGTATTGATTGGTTAAGCGCAATTGAGCAAGATAAAACGTTTTATGCTGATTTTTACAGTGACGCAACAAAAACAAAAGCTAATTCACTGGAAGTTTTAAACGCGCTTTTAACAGCAACACTGGCAGAAGAAAAAGCCGCTGATGAACAAGCTGAAACACTGGCAAAGGCAGAAAGAGCGCAATGGGTTAATGCGATTGCTGTTATTGGCTACAATTTGACTGGATTGCCATTGCATCAATTATTGGCGCGGATTGACCAGTTAAACAGCTTTGTCATTGAGAAAGGCGTTTATGTTGAACAGTTCGACAATGCGATTAATGCACTGGCAACCGCTTTAAACGCTCTCAATGCGGCCATTGATGCGCTGAAAGAAGCCGATGCAAAAACCAAGCGTGAAGGCGAATTGTGCAACCTTAAAAATATGCCAGATGAGGCAAAAGGATGGACACCAGACGGCATATTAGAAAAGCTTGGCAAGTTAAAGGCTTTTAATTATAAGGCTGACTACTGGAAAGAATTGTATGGTGATGTGGTTGATACCAAGCAAGCCGTAATCGCACAACTTGAGTCATTACATGCTGAAAAAGTAGCAGCAACAGCAAAAGCCATTGAAGATGCAAAAGCAGAAGCGGAAGCTAAAGCAGAACAGGCACGGATTAAAGCACTACAAGATGCTGAAATTGCACAAGCTAAAGCCGTTCAAGATGCTAAGGACAAAGCAGAACGTGAAGCTAAAGCCTTAGCTGATGCAAAACAAGCTGAAATACAAGCAGAAGAACGTGAAGCAGCAAGACTAGCGGCAGATGAACAGCACATTGAACAAATAAAGCGTGTGGCAATTGAGGCAATTTTTAGAGAAATTGACTTTTCTGAATTGGTAGCGTCAGACATAGCAGGTGATATTGCCGTGTTAGTTGTTAATGCGATTCAAGCGGGTAAAATTCAGCACGTTAAAATTCAATTTTAATTATAATTTTCAGCACAAGGACGTGCATTAGTTTGGTGGTGGCAAAATGGACGACATTATTGATATATTTGTGACGTTAGCCGGGCTAATTTATTTAGTCTATGATTTTACAGTTAAACTGATTGATGCAATTTAGGGGTGCAAAATGCGCAAATTAACATACACACAGGCCGCGACATGTGGCGAAAATTTGAAAGTGAGAGTAACGCCGGAGCAGTCTGTAAAAATGCAGAAGGCTTGGTTTGCTGCTGGTAAATCGTGGAGCAATGGAGACAAACAAATTAGCGGAAACCTTTTAGAGTTTTTGTATCTTCGTAAAGATGGTCTTAGACATGCAAATTGCGCTTGTGAAGAAAGCTTTTGCATTGATGATGCCGAAGAAATCGAACTCATAGACCTTAATATTGGTAAATGATGTGGAAGTTCCTGCACCGTTGGAGTCGCTGGATGGGATTGATGTTGTTTGGTATCCGGTAACTTTTGATGAAAGGCAAAAAGCAAATTCCGCCGGATTGTCTGCATTTTCAGATTATCTATTAAAAATAGGGATGGCTTATAGCACTGAAAGTGACGCAGTAAAACGCGCCGAAGCAATGATGAAATTTAAGGTGAAAAATGAATAAACTAACAAAACTGGAAATAAAAAAAAAGCTGATTGAAAGAGCCAGATGCTTACCTACAATCAGCAGCAGAAGATTAGCAATAGTGCTAAAAAAGCAAGGCTGCAACCTGTCAACCTCACTAATTGAAAGTCTGACAATGGACAGGGCAGAAAGCATCAGCGATGCAAACACCAAAAAAATAGCTGACTTTTTAGGCATTGATAAAGCCTTTATTTTTAGCCGGTCAGACTTGCGGCTATCGTCTAAAAAATGGGTAAACGAACCAATCAAAAAGGCGATTATTTTAGCCGGGGGAAAAGTTAGTTTGTTGTGTGAATTGTCAGGGGTATCCGCCGGGGTGATTAATAAATTAGTTTTGGGTACTGGCAAAACATCACACGAAAATTTAGCTAAAATAGCCAAATCAGTGGGCATGGACATGTCAGAATTGGATAACCTGATTGGTAAAAAAGGTAATTACTACGAGCGCAAAATCGAGCGCGAAGGCGTGAGAGTATTTTTTAATAAAAATGATAGGGCTGTTTTTAGCGAGTCTGAAAGTCAACCGCACGAAGTGAACCAGGGAATTGTTAGTTTTCACAAAATGTTTATAGGAGCAAGAAAATGAGCTGCGAAACAGGAGAAGCCGCATTTTGGCGAATTAGTGAGTCAGAACTTAAATCAATGACTCACTTTATGCAAATCGAAAAACCATGAAATATCTAACATTAGTTGTAAAAGTTGACGAAAACATGAAAAAACCCGGGCGAATCGCGGAGGCAATTGACATGCTAGGGAGTGCAAGCGTTGTGGCATCGAGCTGGAGTGATGCAATAGCAGAACGCGATAAATTCAAAAAACTTTATGAGGATTTAAAAAATGAGTCAAATTGAAAGAATCACCGTGTTTTATCCCAAGGTGCGATTAATAAGCCGCCCGAAATTTGAGCAATATTTAATCAAAAAAGGCTGGACAGAAGAACATGGATTATGGCGGTCAAACGGGAATCATGCCATTCCGCTAAATCTAGCGGTCAATCATCTTGGTGTTTCTCTGGATCGGTTAGCAGAATTTGAGCAACGACCGGCTTTTGTAATCCTGTCTGAAATTATGCAACCGACATTGTAAAATGATAAAATCATAAAAACCACGCTAGGACATTTTAATGACTTTATTAGACAAAGACCGCCGCCGCGAAGACGAAAATACAGGGTACTTGATTAAGGAAAATCAAGTGCTAAACGCCAGAATTGAGCATTTAGAAAAAGTTACGGAAGAACAGGGGCGAAAAATAGATCATCATGATAGAGTAGCGTTAGAATTTGAAAAGCTAAAAGTCGATTTAAAGTGGACTCTGGGCATTAGTAAAGTCATTGTTGCGGTGATTGTATTTTTAACTGGCGATGAAATTAAGCGCAAGCTGGGGCTATGATGAACATTTATTTATTAGGTTTGTTACTGGTTTTGCTGATAGCTCAGGATATAAAAGGGCATAGAGTCACTAAAAAGAGGCATAAATAATGGCAGACATAGCCGAAATGGCAGAACGTCAGGAGCAACTAGCCCGTGACGTGTCAATCAGGATTAGACAGGCGGCAATTGAGAAAGAGCGCCGTACTCATTGCGTAGATTGCGGTGATAAAATACCACCTGAACGGCAAAAGGCAATAAACGCTATACGGTGCGTAAAGTGCCAAGGCAAGCGTGAGAAGAGATGAGTACAATACAAGAAATAGAAGAAAGAATTAACCGTATGGCACTGCCTAGACGAGCTAGACAAGTGATTAAACAAGTTAGAAATCAGCGTGGAAAACCACAAGGGTTTAGCACTCGGGCAGAAGTAAGAAGGCGAACGTATGTTTTGCTTAGAAAGTTTAAGCATCAATACCCAAGGGGCACAGCTTTTAAACGGCTACAAGCGATTGAGGCAGATAGCTATATAGCTCAATTGGCTGATAAAGAAAGGCACGGTTAATATGACGTACACAAGAGATAAAAAAGGGCGCTTTACTTTTTCCGATAAACCTACACCAAGCCAGCAAAAGATTTTAGACCGGTTTGGAGCAAAAAATGTAGATCAAGTAAAAGATGCTTATCTGGCTGGATACGATAATGGCGTTAGGCTAAAAAGCAGATATAGTCGGGGCGAAAGCCTTAAAAACTGGTTGGCATTAAAAAATAATGTGTTACAATGAAACTTCTTTTTAGAAAGAATTAAATTTAATCTTTACGAGGTTTATGTTATGAAAGTTTTGAGGTTTTTTTTGCGGATTCCGTTGTTAATTATCGGCTTGATTATTGGATTAATTCCATTGTCGAAATTTATTAATAAAACCATTATTGCAATGTCGGCATGGCTGAAAAAAGCAGAAGACAAAACGTATGCGCTGGTAGGTGGTGCTGGTGTCTTTGTCAGTGAAGAGTTACCGGTAACATAATCACGTTGCATCCAACAAAAGCCCACGCCTAAAAACGTGGGCTTTTTTATGTCTATTTAATAAAATAAAAATAAATGTGTTGTATTTAAATAATTATGTGGTGTATAATTATTCACGGTCTGAAACATGGCTAAAAATTAAAATCTCCCTCGAAATCACTAACCGTTTCCAGTTCCGTTTCTATTTCTACCTCTAGCTCTAAAACTGGATTCAATTCCTCCAGTTCTTTCTGAGCATCAATTTTTAACTGAATTTTATCAAGTTGTGCCTGGCGTCTTTGGCTTTTGATGGAAAACTGAATGTGAGCCCAATTTTCCGCATAACCACGCTCGGCTCCAATTCTCAATAAATCCTCCAGAGTCTGAGATCTGCCAACCTCTTGTTTAGTTATTTTTTTGCGTCTGGTTTCCTCAGTGATTTCCATAAGGTTTCCCTCGACTTGTTTTGGAGTATTGTCTTTTACTTCATAAATATGGCCGCACTCAGGACACTCACGGACGGCGGCATGAAGTATGGTTTTACAAGACGGGCATTGTTTGGACGGTGCTTCGCCTTCGCCTTCGCCTTTTGCCTTAACTGTCACATCGTCAATACAGCCATGCCGTAGCACGTTGCCACCATAATCAAGCAATAGCGCGTTCTTTTTGTTTGGGTACAATCTCATCACGCGCCCGACAATTTGCACATAAAGCGCGGTTGACTCGGTGGCGCGAATTAACACGCACATATCAGCAATGGGAAAGTTTGACCCTGTCGTTAAGATGTTGACATTAACAAGACATTTTAGGCGGCCATGTGTAAAGTCATCTAAAATGTAATCATTGTCGCTTTGTGAATGATAGCAAGCCGCGTTAATATCATGCTCTGTTATCAACTCTTGAGTAACTTGTTCAGCGTGTTCAATTGATACACAAAAGATAAGCCATGCTTTGCGGTCTGCGCCTTTTTTAACAATATCAGCGACAATCTCTGTTGTTTTACTCATGTATAACGATTCAAGCGCACTATCTAAAAACTCACCGCCTTTGTGTTTAACCTTGCTTACATCAACTTTAACACCTCCACCGTTTGACACGACAGGGCATAAATAGCCGCGCTTGATAAGCAATTTAACATCAATCTTATAAACGATACGCTCAAAAATAGGGTTATCCCATTGCGTTAAATAACCACTATCTAAACGGTATGGGGTGGCGGTTAGGCCAAGTATTTTTAAGTCGGGGTTGACTTCTTTTAGGTTGCTAATAAGTTTATGGTATTGCCCTGCGGTATCAGGTGCAACAAGATGACATTCATCAATAATGATTATTTCATAGTGTTGGATTATTGCATTGGCGATACTTTGGATTCCTGCAAAAATAATCTGTGCGTCCTGTGTTTTTTGGTTTAATCCTGCGCTATAAAATCCCGTGTCGGCATTGGGTAGCAGGTTTTTTAATTCAGCCTCGTTTTGTTCTAGTAGTTTTTTGCGATGTGTGACGACTAATACGCGTACATCATGGGTGATTGAGTCATGGCATATTTTGCCAATAATTAGGCTTTTACCTGCACCGCATGGGGCTTCAATAATGCAGCTTGTGCCGTTCTGCCAGTACGCATAGGCACTTTGTACAGCGTCTTGCTGATAATCTCTTAATGTAATCATGTTGGTTTCTCGGTTGCGTGAGACGATGCTCACGCTTTAATGGCTGTTTATTTTTGACTCGGCAAGTGCTTTGCAAACTCTGACCAAAGAAGCGGCATTGTTGCAGGCATGTCATAACGATTTTTAGCAATGTAGGCAGGGCTTGCACTTAGGTTTAGAATGCGCTCACCTGTGCTTATAGCCCTGTTTCTATCATCATTAAAGCCTTTGCCTTCGGTAACTCAGGTAATTGAGTCCAGT